ATACGTTATAAGAGATATAAATCCAAACTTACAAAGATTAAGTGCAACACAAATTACACCAAACCAAACATACGGTGGCGGTGGAACAACAGGTGGTGGTACAGCGGCATATGGATCAAGTTATGCCAATGCTGGTGCAACTGCTAATATGTCAGGATTTGCCGGTGCACAAACAGGTGGTAGATTTTACAAAACAATGAATGCTTACAACATTAATGCAGAAAATGTTGTACATATGAGTATGTCAGATGGAATGGATAACTTATTCCCATTTGGACAATCAGTATTAGAACAAGTTTTCAAAGTTTACAAACAAAAAGAATTACTGGAAGATGCAATAATAATTTACAGAGTACAAAGAGCACCTGAACGTAGAGTGTTTTATATTGACGTAGGAAATATGCCTACACACTTGGCTATGCAATTTGTTGAAAGAGTTAAAAACGAAATTAATCAAAGAAGAATTCCAAGCACATCGGGTGGTGTAAACTATATCGATGCTACGTACAATCCAATGAGTATTAATGAGGATTATTTCTTTCCACAAACAGCAGAAGGAAGAGGATCTAAAGTTGATACACTACCGGGTGGAACTAACTTAGGTGAAATTGATGACCTTAAATTCTTTACAAACAAACTGTTTAGAGGTTTAAGAATACCAAGTTCATACTTGCCAACTGGTCCAGATGACGGACAACAACAGTACAATGACGGTAGAGTAGGTACTGCGTACATTCAAGAATTAAGATTCAACAAATATTGTGCAAGACTACAAAGTATGTTAAACCCAACATTTGATGAAGAGTTTAAATTATGGATTAAATCAAAAGGTTACAATATTGACAACGGAATGTTTGAACTAAAACTTAATCCACCACAAAACTTTGCACAATACAGACAAACAGAAATGGACCAAGCACGTATACAATCGTTTACACAGGTTGCAGAACTACCTTATATGAGTAAACGTTTTGCGTTAAAGAGATTCTTAGGACTTACTGAAGAAGAAATGGCAAGAAATGCTGAACAATGGGCAGAAGAAAATAATGTACCTCAAGGTAAGAAAACTAAAGCAAACCAATTACGTGGTGCAGGTATTACGCAGGCAGGTATTGCTGGCGATTTAGATCAGTTTGAAGAACCAACTGCAGATCCAGAAGCACCAAGTCCAGAAGCACCGGGCGGAGGCGCACCGGGTCAAACACCAGGAGGCGGTGGTGTAATACCAGGTGGAACTGGTGGAGGCACACCTTTATAAGGTTAAATACGATTATGAAACTAACGGAATTCTTCAATTATACTGAAAATGGGTTTGAGCAAGACAAAAACTACGAACCTGAAAACGACATTTCAATATTAGACAAGGACGACACTAGAAAAACACGCCTAACACTAAACGACATCAATTCAATGAGACTAGCATCTGAAGAACACGATGCTCAGCAAAAGGAAGAAGCCGTATTTGTCCAAAAAATGTACGGACAAACAGCCACAGACGATAACTTAACGTTATAATGGCAGACATAGCATTCGTACTAGGGAATGGTGAATCCCGAACAGGAATACAAATAGAAGATTTAAAACAGCATGGAAAAGTATATGCTTGTAATGGCGTATACAGAACCGACAGGCCTGACTACTTAATTGCTGTTGATCCTAAAATGATTTTTGAAATTGCTGAGAGTGATTATGTTTTTAATAATAAAGTATGGTCAAACTTTAATGCACAGTACAATAAAAACAAAAGAATAATGGATCATATTCAGTGGTTTAGACCCAGTTTAGGTTGGTCTAGTGGCCCTACAGCATTAAGAATGGCTTGTGACCACGGATATAAAGAGATTTACTTGCTAGGTTTTGACTATCAAGGCCATAACAATGGAAAAGGTTTCAAGTTTAATAACCTTTTCAAGGATACCAGAAACTATAAAAGAAGTAAAGATGAAGCAACATTTTATGGTAATTGGATGAACCAAACTAAAAAATGCTTAAAAGAGTTTTCTACTACACAATTCCACCGTGTAGTACCAAAAGGATGGTTTACTCCAAAAGATCTGACCTGGAATAAAAATTTAACTCACCAAACAACAGAAGAATTTCTACAAAAGTTTAATTTACAAAAAAAATCATAAAAAACGCCTTTTTCACACCGTTTTTCGCACCGTTTTTATAGTTTTATTGTAAATACTAACGCTTATAAGTACAAATCGATATTAAACAAGGAGCACGTGTAAAATGTCAAACAATAAATTTGAATCGTTATTAGAATTACTAATCAACGAAGAAAACGACAAAGCAGAAGCACTTTTCCATGAAATAGTAGTAGAAAAATCAAGAGATATCTACGAAGGATTAGCGGAAGAGCCTGCAAAAGAAGAAGTAAAAGAAGAGTCTAAAGAAGAAACTAAAGAAGAGGTTAAAGAAACTGAAGCATCAGACGAGAAGAAAGATGAAGCAGTTAAAGAAACTGAAACTAAAGACGAAGAAGTAAAAGAAACTGAATCTACTGAAGTAAAGACAGATGAAGTTAAAACTGATGAGTCTATACCTACAGTTGCACCTCAAAAAACTGAAGAAGAGTCTATAGAAGAAGTTGGTGGCGATGCTACTGACGAACTAGTAAAAGACATCTCTGCTGATGAAGAAGGCGCAGGCGAGAAAGCGGCTGACGATATGGCGGCTGATATGGATGCTGACGCTGAAGAAAAACCAGAAGGCGATGTTGAAGACAGAGTAGTTGATTTAGAAGATGCTTTAGATGAATTAAAAGCAGAATTTGAAGCGATGATGGCAGGCAAAAACGGTGACGAAGAACAAGAAGACGAAGCCGTTCAAATGCCAGTTGAAACTCCAATGGAAATGCCAGTTGAAAGTAAAGAAGAGCCTAAAGAAACTGTTAAAGAGTATGTAGATAAAAAATCTGCAGATAACAGTGACCATTCTGATAAGAAAGCATCACCTATGAAAGATGCTGGAAGCAAAATGGGCGGTGGCGGCAAAAATATTGCTCAAGGTGGTGAAGAGTCAGGAAGACCTGCTCCAACTGCAGAAAAGATGGGCAAATTTGCAAATAGTCCAGGGCAAGAAAAACATCTTAACAAAGATGAGAAGAAAGCCGACAACAAGGACAATTCTGAGAAATCAGCAAAATCTCCAATTTCTGGCAAGTAATTGCTAATATTGGAACTAAAAGGAGTTTGGAATGTCACTATATCTTAGAGAACATCTAACTTACGATCAGGCGAGAGTACAGATCTTACACGAAGGCGCAGAAGGCAAAGATTTGTACATGAAAGGTATCTGTATTCAAGGAGGCATTAAGAATGCTAACCAAAGAGTTTACCCAGTAAACGAAATTGGAAAAGCAGTTAAAACACTTAATGATCAGATCGGGTCAGGTTATTCTGTTCTAGGAGAAGTAGATCATCCAGATGATTTAAAGATTAATTTGGACCGTGTATCTCACATGATTACTGAAATGTGGATGGACGGACCAAATGGATACGGTAAAATGAAAATTTTACCAACACCGATGGGTCAACTTGTCAAAACGATGTTAGAATCAGGTGTGAAATTAGGCGTATCAAGTAGAGGTAGTGGAAACATTAACGAATACGGAAGCGGCGAAGTTTCAGATTTTGAAATAATAACGGTTGATGTTGTGGCCCAACCTTCGGCACCGGGTGCTTACCCAACGCCAATTTACGAACACCTAATGAATACCAAAGGTGGTAACTTGGCAAAAGGTTTGGCGGCTGAAGTGAGAAATGATGCAAAAGCACAAAAGTTCCTGAAAGAGGCACTAACAAACATAATAAAGGACCTAAAATAACATGATAGACGCAATATCAAAATTAGTAGAGTCTGGAGCAATCTCAGAAGATGTTCAAAAAGGCATCCAAGAGGCTTGGGATTTGAAAATTAAAGAAAACAAAGAAACAGTAGGTGCTGAGTTAAGAGAAGAGTTTGCTAAAAGATACGAACATGACAAGTCAAACATGATCGAAGCAATCGATAAAATGATGACTGAGAAGTTATCTGAAGAGATTAGCAAATTTGTCGAAGACAGAAAAGCACTTGCACAAGAAAAAATTACTTACAAAGAAAACGTAGGTAAACATTCTGCTAAATTAGAGAGTTTTATACTTTCTAAATTGTCAGAAGAGTTAAAAGAACTACACGGCGACAGAAAAGGTGTTCATGAAAACTTTAAGAAAATGGAAGAGTTCGTAGTAAACGCTCTTGCAAAAGAAATTAAAGAGTTCCATGAAGACAAAAAAGGCGTTGTGGAGACGAAAGTTAAACTAGTAGCCGAAGCCAAAAAACAAATGGCTAAGATGAAAGATGCTTTCATAACAAGATCTGCTAAAGTTGTAGAATCTGCTGTTAATAAAAAACTTGCTGAAGAATTAAAAACTCTTAAGGAAGACATTACAGCGGCAAGAACTGTCAACTTTGGTAAGAAAATATTCGAAGCGTTTGCTTCTGAGTACCAGAATTCTTACTTAAATGAGAAATCTGAGACTGCGAAGTTAATGAAAGTTGTGGATGAAACCACTCTTAAGTTAAAAGACGCGGAGAAGGCTGTCGAAGAGAAACAAGCGGTGATTGAGTCGAAAGATGCTGAGTCCAAAAGACAAGCAGACTTGATGGAACGCAAGGAAAAGATGGCCGAAATGCTCAAACCATTGGGCAAAAACAAGAGTGAAGTTATGGCTCAACTACTTGAAAGTGTACAAACTGACAAGTTGCAGGCTTCATTTGACAAGTATCTACCTCACGTAATGGCGGACAAACCAGTTGCAGAACAGAAAAAAGTTATCTCTGAAGCAGTTGGCGACAGAGCGGTGAGAGAAGATGCTGATATAACAGACATCCGTAAGTTGGCGGGTGTATAATAAACACTAAGGGGAAAAGATCAAATGTCAGAAATATTTGAATCTAAGTGGGCAGAAACTAAAACTGCTCTAACTGAAGGTTTAGCAGGCAACAAGAAAAAGACTATGGATGTAGTCTTAGAAAATACTAAAAGATATTTGTCAGAGCAGGCGACTGCTGGGGCAACTTCTGCTGGTAACGTTGCTACGTTAAACAGAGTGATTCTTCCAGTAATACGTAGGGTTATGCCTACTGTTATAGCGAACGAGATTGTTGGTGTACAACCAATGACTGGTCCGGTTGGACAGATTCACACATTAAGAATAAGATATGCAGATACAGTAAGTTCTAATACAACTGCTGGTGAAGAAGCATTATCTCCATTCAAAATTGCGAAAGCATACTCTGGTAACCAGAATAATAGTACTCCTAAAGGAGCATCAACTGCTTCATTAGAAGGTACTGGTGGTAAGAGAATGTCAATCCAAATCTTGAAACAACCGGTTGAAGCGAAATCTAGAAAATTAAGTGCTAGATGGACTTTTGAAGCGGCTCAAGATGCACAAGCACAACAAGGGATTGATGTTGAAGCAGAAATCATGGCGGCATTAGCACAAGAAATTACTGCTGAGATCGACCAAGAGATCATTGGTTCATTAAGAACATTGGCTGGAACGGCTTCTGAGTCTTTTGACCAATCTGCTGTATCTGGTACTGCAACATTCGTTGGTGATGAACACGCGGCTTTGGCTGTGTTAATCAACAGAGTTGCTAACCAAATCGCAACAAGAACAAGAAGAGGCGCTGGAAACTACGCTGTAGTATCTCCAACTGCTTTAACAGTTCTTCAATCTGCAACAACTTCAGCATTTGCAAGATCAACTGAAGGTGCTTTTGAGGCTCCAACAAATACTAAATTTGTAGGAACTCTTAACGCTTCTATGAGAGTATACGTTGACGCTTACGCGGCAGACGGTACTTCAGTACTAGTTGGTTACAAAGGTGCTAGTGAGGCAGACGCTCCGGCGTTCTATTGTCCTTACATACCTTTAATGTCAAGTGGTGTTGTTCTGGATCCTTCTACTTTCGAACCAGTTGTTGGTTTCCTAACAAGATACGGTTATGTTGAGTTAACAAACACTGCATCTTCACTAGGTAACGCGGCAGACTACGTTGGATTAGTAGCAGTAACTTCAGGAAACTTGAAATTTAAGTAATCTTTATATAGATTATTTTGAATCATAAATTTAGGCCCCCCTAACCGGGGGCCTTTTTTTGTGGCCGTGGTATCTGTAATTTAAATATCAATGTGCAATATTGTTTTCATCATATACCAAAGACAGCAGGAAGTTCTTTACAT